ACAAAAAGTTATAGTGAACACGAAGGACTTGGTGAATACTATACAAAATTAAATACTCTAAACGATAGACTTGTAGAAACATACCAAGGTAATGCAAATACAAGAATACACATTGAAAGCGGTCAACACACATTACAAAATTATCAATCGTGTGACCATACGGTATCTGAAATCGTACAATACGGACAAGATTTAGCGAAAGCGTCTTATGACTTATCGCAAAAGAATGAATTAAACCAGTACGAAGATTTACTTTCTATACTTGAAGATATGGCAGAAGCAGTATCACAAGTACAATTTCACTTGACATTGAAGTAGAACATAATGCCAACATATTCGTTTAAAAACACAAAAACAGGTGAAGAATTTACTGAATTAATGGGTATTTCTGAAAAAGAGAAGTACCTAAAGAAGAATAAACATATTCAGCAGATGGTCACTTCTATAAATATCATTAGTGGAACAGGATATAGTAGTAGACTTAAAAACGATAGTGGATGGAAAGAACTTCAATCAAAGATTGCAGAAAGAAATCCTGGTACCAACTTCTCAGCCGAACACGGCAAAAGGTCTATCAAAGAAATAAAGACGAGACAAGTATTACAAAAACATAAAATATTACCGAAAGATTAAATGAACAAGTTATTACTAATATTGCTATTCGTCCTTACTACTGGTTGTAGTGCAAACCTATCAAGTTTGTTTACGGTAGGTGGTATGACTAGTGCAGTTGCAAGTAAGAATAGTGCAAGTATGGCGTATAGTGCTTTTGACTTGGGTGTTATGGCGACAACAGACAAGAACATTAGAGAACACGCTTTAATAAAACTTGAAGAGAGTAAAAAGGAGGACCTTGATGACTAAAGACATACCAGATTATATGCGAGGGTTTGATTTAAATGACGAGAGTTGGGGTGTAGGACCTGCTGTTGCAGAAGTACCTAAATCTGAACCAGGCATTGACCCAAAGAAAATAGATAGTCAATCTGCTGAACTATCTAATATTAAAAATGATGTATCATCTATAAAGTCAGCGATGAATGAAATTATGCAGATAGTTGCTGAAAAAGATACTATAACAAAAGAACTAACAGATGAAGATGTTGCGAAGAGATTTAAAGATTTAGAGAAAATCGTTTTACCTTTTCTATACAACTTATCTAAAACGGAGGAACCTTATATTCATTGGCCAAATAGAGGACCAATTATTAAGGCACAGATTGAGAAGATACTAAAACTAACAAGGGGGTAATTTATGTCCAGTAAAATGGCACACAAAGAACTGAAAAAGGAAGTGAATGTATTAGAACAAGTAAGAAATAATGATAGAAGTTTTGAGACTTGGAAACAACTCAAAGAAGGTAAGAAACTTAAATTAAAGGCAAAGGAAAAATTAAATGAAATTAAGTAAGAATTTTAGTCTGAAGGAACTAACTGCTTCGCAAACAGCGGAACGGAAAGGTATTAATAACAATCCTAATGACGACCAAATTACTGCTATGCAAAAGTTATGTGAAAACATCTTACAACCAGTAAGAGACCATTACGCTACACCGGTAACGGTATCAAGTGGATTCCGAAGTGAGGAATTATGTGTATCTATTGGAAGTAGTGTTAACTCACAGCACGCCAAAGGTCAAGCGGCCGATTTTGAAATTTTTGGGGTACCGAATGCTGAACTAGCAAAATGGATATCTGAAAATTTAGATTTTGACCAATTGATATTGGAGTACCATAAGACAGACGAACCTAACAGCGGTTGGATTCATTGCTCATATAAGTCTACTACAGACAATAGAAAACAGACTTTAAGAGCATTTAGAAACGACCAAGGTAAGACACAATACGAAGAATACAAACCTGCTTGAGCGCTTGGTGAGTTTTCTAAAGACGATATAATTAATATGTACGCTAAAAAAGGTTAGGTGCTTGACAAATGTATCGTGTGATGATATAATAAGTGATAATTAAATAAGATAAGGATTAATATAATGGCTAAAGAATTTAAGTTTGTTGATTTGAACAAAGACCTACTACCAAAGACAAAAGGTCGTAGACAAAACGGTGTTCGTTTTTACGAAGTTGACGGACAGAATTATCCTTCTGTAACCTCTATTTTAGGTATCAGAAAAACAGAAGGTCTAAAGAAGTGGCGAGAAAGTATCGGTGAAGATGTCGCCAACTTTGAAATGCGAAGAGCCGCAAATCGTGGTAAAGCAACTCACAATCTAGTAGAGAACTATATCAAAGGTGAAACACCTAGTGAAAGAGGTGTACTACCTCTTGGTCTATTCAGGTTAATGAGACCCTACCTAGAGAACATTGGTGATGTACACTTGATTGAAGAGATTATGTACTCTAAAGAGTTAACACTTGCAGGTCAAGTTGATTGTATCGCTCAATATAGAGACAAACTTTCAGTAATTGATTTCAAAACTGCCAACAAAGAAAAGATTGAAGAGTGGATTGATAATTACTTTTTACAGACAACTGCCTATGCAATTATGTATGAAGAGATATTCGGTACACCGATAGAACAAATCGTCATATTAATCGCAGGAGAAGATGGTTCTATGCAAGAGTGGATTAAGAAACCAGAAGATTACAAACCACAATTGAAAGAATCAATTGAAAACTTTTATAAATATTACGAGAACAAAAAGTTAGAGACAGCGAAATAAATTACATTAATTGTTTCTAAAACAAAAGGAAACAATGAAAAAATTATTACTCGTTATTATGTTTTTGATGACAAGTAATTATGTAAGTGCCGATAACAATATATTCTATAACAGCCAAGCACCTATGTTGTGTACTACTGCCGTTCAAATGAATGAGTTTTTAGACGCAAATAAAATGAAACCACATAGTGTTGGGTTTGGAAGAAATGGTGGCACTAAAGATGGTGATATAGTTTATGCTATATCTCATTGGATAAACGAAGATGGTCAGTTAATGGCCATTATTGAGACACCAGCACAAGGAGAAAAGTGCATAGTGTACGGAATATTTAATTATAAGGAAGTAAATGTACAAACTGATTAGTATTATTTTTATTGCAAGTTTAATAAGTGCTTGTAGTATAAAGGAACCAAGAGTTTCTTTCGGTAAGAAATGTATAGAGAAAGGCAATAGCATTGCATACTCATATGTTTGGTTATACGACAAAGAGACTGGTCTTTATGCTGACGAGAATACTTGCGATAAGATTAAAAAGGATTAATTGTTGATGGTGGTGTAAGAACCGGACTGGACTCGGGTGCAACTCCCGACACCTCCACCATAAACACACTAGTAGAAGGAGAACTGCTATGTTAAAGTATTGGTTATATCTGTGGCGTAAGTATCGCTAGTGTTTTTATGGGGGGTGTGTTAGGATTGACAGACGCAGATGACCCATTGGAGATTAATAGTTGGCGAACTCAAACGCAATTTTAAATGGCGAAGCAAATTTTGCCCTTGCTGCCTAGTTAATAGGTAACGGAGTTTGAGAGGTACTTGGCAACAGAAACTTCTCGTTTTCAAAGGAGAGATAAATGAAAACGGTATTTTTAATTGTAGCAATTCTGCTGAACGCAGAAGGAGAAACTTTTCCTAGACATCACGCTGCTTATAAGTTTGATAGTCTACCAGAATGTATGAGTTTTGTTAATCAAAATCATAATGGTTTATATGGTGGTCTTATGTACAAATTAAGAGAAGAAGGTGATACTTCACAGGTAATCAACATAGGTTGTGCTGAAATGCCTGAAGAAGACGCAAAAGATTTTATGGAAGAATATGAAATTAAACCTGGTATTGGTGCTTGACAAACCCCTTTAGTTATAGTATAGTGAGAATATGAATAGTAAACAATTTAGTTTAGAAATAGAAGCCTTCAAAAAAGAGAAGAAAACATCTTATATGGATGCTATCGTTCTTTATTGCGAAGAAAGAGAGATTGACACAGCTACGGTCGGTCCATTAATTAACAAAGCATTAAAAGAGAAGGTTGCTTTAGAGTGTCAGAAGTTAAATCTGTTACCTAAAACAAGCGAACTACCTGTATAATGTATGGAGGATTTGATGTATTTAAAATTTGGTTGGGTATTAAACTTCACTTTACTACCGAAACATATGACTATATCACATATGGAGGTAAAGTCAATTGCAAATTAGAAACATTTACAAAACGAAATGACAAATACTTCTTTCACAAACTTTCTAAAAAATATAACGCAGAAGAAGCAGTTGACTTCTTTGTGTCAAACTTTCTACACCAAGATAAAGCCTGGATTGGCAATCTTGCTAAGTCTGATGGCCACGATATATACTTTGATTACAAGAAGCGTAAAGATAGTTTTACTTATCAGTTTAGGAATGAGTGTAATAGTATTAGGAATAATATGGATAATAAGCGCTTGTCTTTTGATGACCTTTTTGTGGTTAATGGAGGTCAACATCCAATCTTTTTCAAACTTCTACTATCTAAACAAATATGTTATGAAACTTTTGTGGTCTTTGAAGAGTTATTGGGATTCACTAGAAAATGGAATAAAGAAATTGAGGAAAAAGTAGTTTGGCCTATCTATGCTAAACGACTAAAGAAATTTGCACCGTTCTTACGGTACAATAGAACAGAAACAAAACTGATTATGAAAGAGATATTTAATTGAGTATGACAGAAGTATACAAGAAGAAACTTGATGATAAGATTAAAGAATTAAATAGTACCAGAGTATTTAAAAAGATAACACCAAAAGGTGATTTATCGTGGTACATTAAATGGATTTCTAGTGTTATTATTCTCACTGGAATGGTTCTAACGGCAACTAATATACACCCTTTGAACCTCGTATTTCACTTTTTAGGTGTTGTAGGTTGGTTCATAGTAGGTATGCTATGGCACGATAGAGCATTAATTATGTTAAATGCAGTTGCGGCTGTGATATTTGCTATGGGTATGATAAATTCCTATACAGGTGCTTGACAAAAGGATAAAGAAAGTGTATAATGAGACTTATGTTTGATAAAATTGTTTATGGTATTTTAGATACTATTGTAAAAACTGCTGAAACTTTACGAACTTGTTATAGGGAAAGAAGACTTCCTAAACAATGTAGAGAAAATTGGGCAAAAGGTTATAATGAGTGGAAAAAGAAGCATAAATAATAACATATATTATTATACATACAAATATACAACAATACAAATACGAAATACATACAAGGAGAATAAACTATGGATTTTGAAAATCTAAAAAATAGTCAAAGTAATTTTGACAAATTGACGAAACAAATAGAAGCAAACCTCAATCCTGAGGACAATGCTAAAACTAAAAACAAATACCAAGACGACAGATTGTGGAAACCTGAACTAGATAAAACTGGTAATGGTTATGCTGTGTTAAGATTTTTACCAGCACCTCAAAAAGAAGAAATGCCGTGGGCAAGAGTATGGTCTCACGCTTTTCAAGGACCTGGCGGATGGTATATTGAAAACTCTCTAACTACATTAGGTCAGAAAGACCCTGTGTCAGAAGAGAATACTATATTATGGAACACAGGTGTAGATAGTGATAAAGAAATTGCTCGTAAGAGAAAAAGAAAATTATCATACTACTCAAACATCTATGTTGTGAGTGATCCTAAGCATCCTGAAAACGAAGGCAAAGTTTTCTTATTTAAATTCGGTAAAAAGATTTTTGATAAGATTACAGAAGCAATGCAGCCAGCGTTTGAAGATGAAAAACCAATTAACCCATTTGATTTCTGGACAGGTGCAAACTTTAAACTGAAAATCAGAAAAGTTGATGGTTTCTGGAATTACGATAAATCTGAATTTGAGGCTGTTAGTCCAATTACTACAGATGATGAAGTCATCAAAGGTATCTGGAATAAACAATATCCTCTTAAACCATTCCTAGAAGCAGCAAATTTTAAATCTTATGATGAACTTAAAGAGAAGTTTAATCGTGTGGTTGCTGGTTCAAAGAATACCGAGACTGCTAGTGAGATAGACCTCCCACCTACTACTAGTAGAGCACCTGCAACAGCAGCTGCTTCGGTTCAAAGTAATGAGGCGTCTAGCGTTGAAGATGATGATACATTATCTTACTTTTCAAAACTCGCTGAAGACGAATAATCTCTCTCTTTCCACATTACTTTAATGGCATTGGGGTCCTTTCTGGACCCCTTTGTTCTTATAAATACTTCTAAACAAACCACTACATTATTCTACATCACATATTGAATTGCATTAAAAGGAACTTATGCAATTAACAGATTTACTCAAAAAGAACATAGTAATGATACCAGTCGTTGCCTCAATATTAGTTGGGTCATTTACAGGTATCAAATATGTAATTAATCTTACAGATACTATAAACGCAAATTCATCAGCATTAACTAACTTACAAAGAGACTTAAAAGTTGTTAAGGACTCAAATACAGATTTAAAACAGCGTCTATCCAGAGCAGAAGGTACTTGGGAGATGGCAGAAAATCTATATAGAGAACTAGCAGAAAAAGTTAGAGACCAGGCGTGGGACATCAAAGACCTTAACCGTGATGTGAACGGTAACTAATATGGAAGTGCTGAGGATGGACTTACGGTTCACTTTTTTACTTCTTGCCCTATTAACGCTTATGGCTGTGTTTATGAAACCAGCACAAGCAAGAAATGAATACCTAAACTCTTATTCTAATAGTTGTAGATACGGCGATGTGGATGTTCGTATAGAAACAGATAGAGGTGATACTGATTACATTTATGGCGATAGTGATTATGAACAAGAAAATAATAGATTATCATTAACCTTTCGTAAGTATCTCGGTGTATCTAAAAAGATGTGTGATGAACAAAACAAAATATTATTAGAGAATGAAAATTTAAGACAAGAACTAGAAATGCTTAAAGTTTGTCAAAGATATGCAGACAGACCTCTACCACCACAATTTGCAACGGTAGAAAAACATTGTAAAGGTTTAAGAGCACGACCTGAAAGAACAAAATCAGATAAAACTATGTGGGATGAAATGAAGAAAGATTACCTTGAAGATAATCCAGACGCTAACATCTACAATGGCAAAAAATCTACACTTAAAATGCCACCAGAAGATTTTATATTACCGATACCTAAACCAAAAAGCGATTAACAAATCGTATAAATATAGATGTTATGGCAATATCTATATTAGACCCATTAGTACAAAAACAAGGCAACACCCGAAAATCCGGTGCGTGGTATCGTAAGGCTGTCGGCAGTATAGCTGACAAAACACAGGCAAGAGCATTAATGAGAGCAGGTAACTTAATCAGTAGACCTTCTCAAGGACGATTAAATCTATTTTTTTATGACCCGAAATTTAAGAAAACACTACCTTATTACGACACATTCCCTTTAGTATTACCATTAGAACCAATCCCAGGAGGATTTATTGGAATGAATTTCCATTACTTACCACCTGCAATGAGATTTACCTTACTAGCAAGAATGGATAAATTTCTGTCTGGCGATATGATAAGACCTAATACGAAATACCAAGTATCTTATGATAGTGTGAAGAATATACCTATGGTTAAACCAACTCTTCATAAATATCTTTATAGTAATGTGAGAAGTCAGTTTTTGCGTATCAATGCGTCTGAAGCTGCGGTTGCAGTATACTTGCCAGTACAACAATTTAGAAAACAACCAGCGACTACCGTTTGGCGTAGAAGCACAAGATAACAGAGGACTTTTATGATGAGTAAGAGTAATAAGGTAAATGGCAAGAAGAAGTTTATGGCGAGTTGCAATCGTCAAATTAAGAATGTGGTATTGTGATATAAGAGGACATCACGGACACAAATGGAATTATGAACCAGGTGAACACTATTTAGGAATGAGAAGAAGTAGACATTGGAAAGATAAACATTAAATCAGGAGTAGATTATGGCTTATTCAGATAAAGTAATTGACCATTACGAAAACCCTCGTAATGTAGGCACGATGGACAAAGATAGTCCTAATGTTGGTACAGGTCTAGTAGGGGCACCTGCTTGTGGTGATGTTATGAAGTTGCAGATTGAAGTTAAAGATAATACTATTACAGACGCTTGTTTTAAAACATTTGGTTGTGGTAGTGCAATTGCCTCATCATCATTGTTAACAGAATGGGTAAAAGGTAGAACTTTAGATAGTGCAGTAGAGATTAAGAATACAGACATTGCTGAAGAACTTGCGTTACCACCAGTTAAGATACATTGTAGTGTGTTGGCTGAAGACGCAATAAAGGCAGCGATAGAAAATTATAAAAGTAAGGATAACTAATGGCAATATTACGAGGCGGTAAAAGAATAGGTGGTATGGATATCAGAATTGGTATTCCTAGAGACCGTTCTATGGATAATATCAACCGAGACCCAAGGTTCAGAGCAAAAGCAGGTGCAAATCCTGAAACTACAATGGGTAGATTTCAATCCTATGTAAATGAATCAGAAGGTTTTGCTCGTAAGGCTAGATACTATGTTGTCTTTGAACTACCAACAGGTGGTAAGATGGCAGGTGGTTTTGATTTTGGTGGTGCAGTACCTGGTGGTGATGGTATGGTACACGGTAGTGAAATAAGAAGATACGCTAATGAAGCAAACTTACAAAGAAGAGTACAAGCGTTTGTATCAGAAGTGAATATGCCTGCTAGAACAATGAAGACTAAATCAGTAAAACACAATGGTCCACCAAGACACATTGTTTATGATTATGAAATGGCTGATGTATCAATGACATTTTACACAGACAAATATATGAGAGAAAGAATATTTTTTGAATTGTGGCAAAAGACTGCCTTTTCAAATATAACTCACAACTATGCGTACTATGATGAGTATGTAGCACCAATTAATATATTACAATTAGGTTCTGACCCAGGAGCACAAGAACGAGACGGTGCAACATATGGTGTTAGATTGTGGGAAGCATATCCAGTTTCAGTAGGTGATGTATCGTATGCTGCCGGTTCAAATGAAGTACAGACATTTACGGTACAATTTAAATATAGATACTGGTTAAACTTTGCAATAGACCAACAAAACAAATTTCAGATTGGTCAATCGCAATTTAATAATCCTATCGTTAAAGAAGGCGATAGTGGATTTTTAAGTAAATTACCACCTGAATTGAGAAGAGCAGGTGAAGGTGTACTGAATAACTTGAAGAGGTCGTTTCCAATCGGTAAGATTACTGGTGGAAGAGTTATGCCTCCGTTTAAATTCGGACCCCTAAATATATAATAGTAAATAATAAGGAGATGATAACAATATGGCTTTACCAAAAATTGAAGTCCCAACATATAAGTTAACTCTACCAAGTGAAGACACGGTAGTAGAGTTTAGACCATTTCTGGTCAAAGAAGAGAAGATATTAATGCTAGCGATGGAAGAGAAGAATGACGCTCAAATGAAAGCCGCCGTTAGAGATTTAATTAACTCTTGTACTTTCGGAAAATTAGAAGTAACCAAACTACCACTATTTGACATAGAATATTTGTTTTTAAATATTCGTGCAAAGTCAGTAGGTGAGATTGCGTCTTTTAAAGTTTTCTGTCCAGAAGATAAGGTTACACTTATACCTGTTGATGTAGACTTAACAAAGGTTGAGGTACAGGTTGATGACGAACACACAAATAAGATAGTATTAGACGAAGAAAGAAATCTTGGTATTAGTATGAACTATCCTAACATTGACACTATTCCATTGGGCGTAGATGAAGATATGAATACAGAAGCAATTTTTAAAACAATTGTTGAATGTATTGACTACATCTATGAGGGGGAACAAGTGCATAAAGCGAAAGATAGTACAAAGGCTGAACTAATTGATTTTTTCAATAATTTAAATACCAATCAATTTAAACTAATCAGAAAATTCTTTGACACAATGCCGAAGTTAAGGCACGAAGTCAAGGTTATAAATCCTAAAACAAAGAAAGAGAGTGTGGTTACACTCCAAGGACTATCTGATTTTTTCGTATCTGCCTCTCCCACAACAACCTAGAGGCGTACTTTGAGACTAACTTTGCATTAATGCAACATCATAAGTATAGTCTAACAGAATTGGATTCTCTATTTCCTTGGGAAAAAGAGGTTTATGTTTCTTTACTGGTTAAACACATTAAAGAAGAAAAAGAAAAAGCAAGAAGAGATAATATGGGCAAACCTGGTACTAAATAATAGCAGGTGAGTTATAACAAAAGGATTTATGAGCAAAGATGAATTAAGAGTATCAGATAATACTGCTATCAGTATGCCTATGAGGAACTTGTTAGCTATAATAGCAGCAGTTTCAGTTGGTGTTTGGGCATACTTTGGAGTATTAGAAAGATTAAATCGTATAGAAACTAACGAAGAGTTATTAAGAAAAGACCTTGAAGGAAGTACATTACGAATAGAGACAGAATTAAATAAGAATAGTGAGTTTAGAATTAAGTGGCCAAGAGGTGAATTAGGTTCACCACCTGCTGATTCCGAACAATATATGCTTATTGAACACATTGCTGGACAATTAGATGAACTAGATGAGAGAATGAATAAAATGTTGAACAATGGTGTTAATATAACAAGACTACAAGAGGATGTAAAAATCCTTAGAGAAGATGTAGAAAAATTAAAAGATAGTAATAGAAGTATTATCTATCAAAATGGAAACGGTAAGAAGGAATAATGAAAAACATTTTAGCAATAATATTTGTTGTCTTACTTGTACCTAGTGTGTATGCAGCCAAGTTATATACTGGCGGTGAGAAATACGAACAAGATAAAGTTGTTGCGTTAACACTTACTCTAAACGGTAAGTTAATAGAATGGGTTTACAAAGAAAATATAGGTCAATGCTTAAAATCTAAAAGAGTAGCGGCTAGAGAAGTAGGTGGCGAAAGAGTTATATTTGAATGTAGACTAGTAAAAGCATTATTACAAGAAGATAAACAAGCAAAATACGGAATAAGATTACTTAAAATTTTAGACTAAAGGATTTATGAACAAACTATTAACAATAGCATTTTTATTTTTGATGATGTACGCCCCAGCATATGCTGATTGCACAGGTTGTGGTGATGACGGACACCAAGTTTGTCCTATTGAAAAGAAACATACACATATTACGGTGATGACAGAAGAACATAAAACTTCATCATCAACTCCTGAAGAAGGTGTCGTATTCGCAGTATGTATTTTTGAAATAGATGAAGCTACAGGTGAAAGAAAACTAATTGACCACAGAGCAAGTGATAATTTAATGGACTGCTTGAAGAATAAAAGACAAGCAGAAAAAGATTATAGAGAGAAAAAAGACAAATCAGGTGGTGTATTTAATATGACTTGCGATAAAGTTAACGCAAAAGTAGAAGTACAAACAGACGGCTCTTGGAAGATATTAGAGATTACAGGCAGACACGAACAAGCATATATTAGAAAAAAAGTTTACGAATAATCGTAGGAGTTAAAAATGGCTGAAGAGATAAAAAAAGAAGTTAAGGTTGCAGAACCTAAACAGAAAATACAAGTTGATTTAGAAGTAGATACTTCAATCAAAGACCTAGGTATTAATCCATATGCAAAGATAATTCATATGGCAAGAGCAGTTGACGCTTGGAGAATATTTCCAAGATTGTTTTTGACCGTTTATATTGTTTTATTATACAAATGTGTAATTTGGTATATGGACTTACAGGCACCTACTATGGAACAAAGTGGGTTAATCAGTATCGTTGTTGGTGCTGGTGCAGCTTGGTTTGGTCTATATACTGGTTCAAGTAAAAATAAGAAATAGGAAATAAGAAATGGCTGCCACTACACTTTCAAACGCTACACAAGACGAACTACTTTCCATATTCAAAGTAATATCAAAGAAGTCTATCCAATCAGTTGATGGACTAGTTAAGTCAACTCAGCCTAAATTAAACAAACTTGTTGCAGAAACTATTGACGCATTTAGAGATACACCTAGAAGTGTAAATGATGTGATGAATAAACTTGTTAATAGAATGGGTGAATTAAACTATTCTGTTGAAGACTTGACAAGAGGTATGGAAAAGGCAGACATATCAGAAGATATGAAATCTCTACAAGACGCATTGCGTAATAGAGAACAGATGATTGTTGTTGCAGAAAAAGAAGCAAGTGAATTAAGAAAACAAGGTGTAGCAGTACAAGTAAAGATGACCGAAGATGGTGCAAAGGCAGTTGTACTATCAACAAAACAATTGCAGATGGAACAAGAAAAACTTGTACAATCTGAAAAGAGAATAGTATCAAACGAACAAGAACTATTAAAGAAAACAAAGAATTTACACAAACTAGATGAAACTAGTAGACAAAAAGAAGAAACGCTTATCAAAGAGAAGTCAGTACTACTAACAAAAGAACGAGAAGATTTAGACGCAAAAAGAGAAGCACTTGGTGGCGATACTTCTGATAACTTTGGTGGTCAAGGTGGTGATATGATAGACCCACGAGGTATGTTTGCTGGTATATCTGATACCTTTATGGGTATCAAAGATAGTATTACAGGACCATTTGTAGAACTTGGCGATATGGCAAAAAGAATGGGTACTTCATTTATGAACTTCGGTAAAGCAATGAAGACACCAATCAAATCATTAAAACTATTTGGTGCAAGTCTTATGATTTCAGTTGTACCTATGTTGTTATGGGCACTTGGTATATTAGCATTGATTGCTGTAATTGCAATTGCAATATTTAAATTTCACGCAATCAAAGACGCTATCATAGACGCATATAACTATCTAGGAGATGTCTTTAGAAAGTTTGGTGAATACTTAATGGAGAAATGGAATGCGTTTGTAGGTTATATAGGTGGACTAAAAGATTCATTAATGGAGAAGTGGGATAACTTTACACAAGGTATATCTGATATGGTTGATTATGTAAGTACTCTAGGAAGTAGAATATGGGATAGTATTAAAAGTGCATTTGGTAGTATCGGTGATTATATATCAGACATATTTAAAAGAATCTATAATGGTTTCGTAGATAAGTTTGGTAAGTATATAGGTATGGAAAAAGTTGCATTGTCAAGTGATAAGGCAACAATGACAGAACCTAAAAGTATAGAAGGTGAAGCACAAAAAGCAGAAATACCTGAAGAGAAAAAGAAATACTTTAGTGGCACAGATAAGGCAGACCAAACAGGTAATGCAAAAGCACTAAAAGAAGCAGGTGATACAAATACAGCAAACTCATCTAACAATGTTGGTATAACACAAGACAACAAACAAATTATAACCACAAACAATGCAGAATCACAATTTGTAGGTAGTGGTAATAGAAATCCAGACCCAGCGTCTAAATGGGAAAGACTAACAGCAACAACTTAAAATTTACCTAAATCGTCTTCTGTAAATATTTTAAACTCCCAACCTTGCATTTCGCAATAACGAACAGCGGCACCCCATTTAGCTCTATTTTTAATATATGCTAAACTCTCATTGATATATGCTCTAGTCTTACGAGCTCTAGGTTTAGGTTTCTTTGTGAAGGCCTTAGGTTTGATTTCAATTATATACTTACCTTTGTTGGTAACTATGAAGAAATCAGGAAAGTAATTATGTAATTTCTTGGTCACAGGATTACGATAACGAATAGCAATCTCTTCACTACCCCAATGTGTGATACCTTCATTACGGTCGCAGTAAACCATAAATCTTCTCTCCCAATTAGAACGATAGACGACTTTATCAGGATTACCTAGATATTTGTCTTTGTTTTGAGGTTTGTATCTACCTTTATAACTTGCTGTTGCCATTACTATTTCCTGTATAAATATTAGTATAATTCATAAGGATATTTATATATGGGATATACAAACAAAATAAGCTCTGTTATCAAAGGTCGTATTAATTCAGGAACAAATGCTGTAAAAGGTTTTGTTGATGGTCTTGCAGGCGATATAACATCACAAATAGACAACTTCAGCAATCAGTTTACTGGTGCAGAAAATACAGAAGCGACAAAAGCAAAAGCACGACAGATTTTAAACCAATCACCACTAGAGATAGGTTCAGGTGACGCAATGCAAGGTAGAGTCCGTTCCAGAATTAGTTGGGGGCAGATATATTATCCAGAAGAAACAGGTATGTTAGATGAAGGTCATTATGTTATATTTGATATTATTGAAAACAGAAAAACATCTTATGGTAGTAATATGAAGAGAATAATAGAAGTACCAGCAGATGATGACGCAGAAGCAAATCGTAATGCTTTTGCAACAGCAGATTCAGCACCTGCTCCAAAGACAACGACAACTAGAAAGGCAAGAGAAATGTCTTCTGGTATTGGTCAAGGTGGTTCACATACACATACAAGAATTAGTGATACGGTGTGTTTATATACACCTGCCGAAGCTGCAAAATTCTCATACAAAGCAAACTATGAAAACTTAGCAACTGGTCTTGCCGGTCTTATGGCGTCTAGTATGGAAGCAGGTAAAGATATGTCTTTCAAAGAAGCAATGATTGACGGTGGTGGTGCTATGATAGAAAGAGTATTAGGAGGTGCAGTAACCGAGATTGCAAGTGCATTGCCTGGTGTTGGTGATGTAAGAGGTGCAATAGACAAGTCAATGGGTAGAGCATTAAATCCATTTAACGAACAAGTGTTTAGAAGTGTACCATTTAGAGAGTTTAGTTTTCCATTTACATTTGCACCAAAGAACCAAAAAGAAATGTTAAATGTAGAAAAGATTATCAAGTTATTTAAATTTCATATGTTACCTGAATTTAGTAATAAAACTAAATCAGCATTTTTATCGCCATCTGAATTTCAAATAACTTATTACTATCGTGGTAAGTCAAACGATTATATACCACAGATTTCTCGTTGTGTAATGACAGGTATGGATGTAGACTATGCAACAGAAGGAACATTCCATACATTTAGAGAAGATGATAGAGGAGCTGCACCTATTACAACAACAATGACTTGTACATTTGCAGAAACAGAAATTATGACTAAAGAAACAATCGCTAAAGGATATTAATAGATGTATTTTTCAAGTTTTCCACTTATACTATATGATATGAAAGGTGACCAGAAATCAAAACTGGCAACTAACATAATCAAAAGAGTAAAGGTAAGAGAGAAAGTATTAGACGCAGCTATGCTGTATCAAAAATACTTTGTACAACCAGGTGAGAGACCAGAAGATGTAGCATTTAACCACTTTGGTAAATCAGAATATCACTGGATTATATTGTTGACAAATGGTATATCAGACGCATACTATGGTTGGCCTATGAACTATAATGAATTTGAAACCTTTATCAAAGACAAGTATACAAATTCAGAAGCAATACATCATTACGAAAAGAAACAAACAAGTGGACCTACAGATGTCCATATAGAATGTATGAGTACAGATGTAGGTGCTGTATCTGTATCAAATAGAGAGTACGAACAAAGAATACAAAACGATATAAGCGAAATTAAGTTGTTAGACCAAGGATATCTATCAACATTTTTAGATGAGTTTGATAAACTGATAGGTGAATAATGTACAGCAAATTAAAAACCGATGACTTGAAAAAGGCCGGTGACTATACACTATCTGAAATAGTAGTGCATAGTAGAAAGTCTTTTGATGGTTCAAGTAAAGCAAAGAAGACGGACATCACAAGTCTTGTCGCAGAAATTAATATTTACGAAGATATAAACGAGAAGAACTTATCTGGTCAGTTAGTTATATCTGATAGTACAGGTCTTCCTAATCATATGCCATTAACTGGCAATGAACTCTTATCATTTAAACTAGGTACACCAGGTTCAACTCGTTATTACGACTTTGAAAAACATCCTATGGTTATCTATAAGATAGGTAGTAAACAACCACATAATCCTAGGTCACAATTCTATGTACTATATTTCTGTAGTAAAGAACAAATTACAAATCAAACCTGTAAGGTAGAGAGACCATTTGCTGGTGCAATATCTGATATGATATCCTCTATTGCATTGTCTGAATTAGGAACAAGTAAAGACATTATAATAGAAGGAACAAAGAGTAGTCGTAAGTTAATTGTGCCAAGATTTAGACCATTTAAGGCAATAGAATTTTTATGTGCTCAAGCAGAATCTGCTACATTTAATAACACAGGATTTAAATGGTACGAGACAGCAGATGGATTTCATTGTCGTAGTTATGAAAATATGATGGCAGTTGGAATAGATAGTACAAGACCAAACAATGGTTACTTTAAACCTACAATGGCAGGTACAACAAGAAACAAAGGTGACCGTGATGTTACCCACGAAATGCAGACTATTTCTCATTATGAAGTCATAGAACAATTTAATCTTATGCAACTATTAGGTATGGGTGGTGTCGCAAGTAGAGTATTAAAGACAGACTTGTTTAATAAAACATTTTCAACTTCCGACTTTGATTACGAAGAAAATTATAGTAAATCTCACCATACTGAACACGATGGTAATGGCCAGAGACAAGGCGATAAGAAGATATTACCTGATTATCCATTTAGAGATAACAAACCATTAACAGCATTTGCAGATGGAACATTTTTTAACTCTTCTGAAACAAGTATGCAGTATGATGGATATGAATCCGTATCGCCAGAAAACGCAATGCAAAATAGAATAGCACAAGAAGTAGCATTAGAATCATTTAAGGTAAGAATAGAAGTACCTGGTTACACAGGATTATCAGTAGGAGAAATGATAGGACTAGAGATACCTAGATATGAAAGTATAAGTGTTGGTGATAAAGACCAAGACCAAGCATTAAGTGGCAGATACCTAGTAAGTAGTATTATTCATAAAGTAATGCCTGGTAGAAGTTACCACTCAATGACGGTTGAATGTATGAAAGATAGCGTGAAGACGCCATACTATAATGAAACAATTAAAGTAGAAGAAGGTAAGACTGAAAAAGGCAAAGTATTTGAACAAGAGAAATTAGATGAAGGTATCTTTGGGATATTATCGTAGTTTATTCATTTGACAACTACTAGAGAGAAACATAGAGAATCGCCCTCCGAAACGCCCCTCCAAGAGGTCTAAAGGGCATACATTAGGGGTTCTCAAAGCACTCTCCACTCTATACGCTGACAATCAGACCAGAACAAATGAGAACAGAATGAGAACAAAACACATAGAAAAAGAGATATGAAACAATTAAACAACCCTTTACGCAACACATTAGAAACCATACGCAACACCTACGAGGATGCTCTGTATAGAAGTCATTTACAAAGGTTTTTCAAAGGTACATACGCATTTGACGAACTCAATCATAAAGTCGGCGTACTAGAGAGAATGACCATACGCATAGCAATATATACAAAACTAATCAAAGATATGCCACTAGCGTGTCATTTGCGTAGGTTTAGAATAAATAGAAAGAATAATATAATCTAGTGTTATCTAAAAGGTACAAGTATCGGAAGAAATTATGAGCAAGTATATACATTTTACAGGAATAGTTGAAGACAGGCAAGACCCACACAAGGTTGGCCGTGTGCGAGTACGGTGTTTAGGTTACCATAGTGATAACATTTACACATTACCTACAGCAGACTTGCCGTGGGCACAATGCGCTTTACCTACGACTGCCGGAGGCATATCAGGCCTGGGTCAGTCGCCAACCTTTTTGGTAAAAGGAACTTGGGTACACGGATTCTTTAGAGATGGAGAGCAGGCGCAACAACCAGTTGTTCTTGGCGTACTCCCAGGAAGGCCTACCGAGTATTCTTCAAGGTATTACTCAAAGGCAGGCTATGATGGCTCGGGTATCTATCCTAAGTATATTAATGAAACAGATACAAATAGGCTAGCGTCTAGTATAACAGATAATCCGTCTCTTGTCAACTTAATTCGTACAGATACAGAAATAAAAGATGTGGCGACTGCTGACTTTAACAGCAGAACCAATGCGGACAATAGTGTAATGGCGGCGTCTGACGGAGATACTTGGTCACAACCGACTCTTGCATACGCTGCTCAGTATCCATATAATAAGGTAACTGAAACGGAAAGTGGACATATACAAGAGTTTGACGATACGCCGGCCGCTGAGCGAATACACTTTCGCCATAAGGTAGGTACATCACTAGAGTGGACCGCAGACGGTAATCAGATAAA